GTAAACTGCAATGTGTTTGCCATTTGGCATGGTTTTTGTAGTGCTTTTAATATTGTGACCAGCTTGTCTTAACCGATATATTCTTGCCGCTAAACGAAAGCAGCCAAACTTTTTTAAAGCATCTATGGCTGTCAATTCACCTTTTTGTAATGCTTCAAGGGTCATGTCTTCTTGGCTCATCATTGCACCTTTTTATAAAGTTCAACAATCTTGTCCTCAACCTCCGCTAAAAACTTTATAGCTTCAGCCTCTATTTTTGAAATGACCTCTTCATCACGCTCTATACGAACCACGAGCAACTTAAGACCATCGGGTAACCTTGGGTCAAAGCTAACAAAGTCACACCATTTGCGGCCCGTTACAGACATCTGAGACATCATCTGTGTCATGTACTTTGATGGTGGCTTTCGTGTTTCTATGTACTCTAAATGTGTACTTGTGTTCGGGCATTTAATCTCGATTAACCCATCGTCACCTACCAAACCATCAGGGGAGCAACCAAAGTTTGCGATTGTAGGGTGGTCAACAAATGCCACTTGGTCAACAAAGTTATAGCTAAAGACCTCGTATGCTGCTCTAGCCTGTGGCTCTGTCTCAACACCCCAGTTCATTGCAGAGTTAGTGTACGAATCAGTCTTGTTACCTGTTAGCCGTTCAGCAATTAGGTCAGCACGTAGATTCTTGCGTGACATAGACTCACCCGTTTTAACGGTTGCCAGCATATCAGCGACACGAGAAGCTGTCAGTTTGCCTACTCTGAGCGCTTGCCATTCAGGTGTGCCTTGCTCAACCATTTGTCACCTCTAACAATTCTGCCTTGCGAGCGTCTTTGGCTTTGCTGATTTGTGCAAGCAATGCTTTGTTGTCACCAAACAGCGCATAGGAGGCTGTGTAATGGGCTTTTAGTTCGTCTAGTGTCTTACTAGCCTGTATTGATTTAATCGCAACAGAGGCATCTTGTGGTGGCTCTTCAGGCAAATCTTCACCTGCATAAATATACAAACCTAAACCGTGCAAGCTAAGGCCCTTTGTCATGCAACGCATAATTGCCGTATTGATTTGGAAAGCGTCTGGATTTGGTATGGCTTTATTGCGGTGATCCATCACAGGCAGTTGGCAAGTCATTGGCTTGTCAAACATAGTGACAGTAACCCACACCATTGCCGTGCCATTGATGTCCATGTAACACTTGTCACCAAACATCTCGACTTTGTAATTGGCTTTAGGGTCGGCTTTTAAGGCTTCAGCCCAAGCCCAAGCCCAAGATAAATACGTTAAGTTTGCTTTTTTCTCAGTATGTTGATTAACATTTGTTTTTAGTAAGTCTGCAACAGTCATGGCGAAGCCTTTTAGATAAAGTTAGCGGTAAGTAGGGTAAAAAGTGTAACAAAAGCAATGACATATGCAATTGGTGGGATACGATTTGCGGCTGTATGTTCACGAGCGTATTCGCCACCGATTGATTCTCTAAGTGTGCGCCCTGTCCAGTTAGGGTGGCTGAGGTCTGCAAAATAACCGTAGTTATGGTCGTTTTTCATTTTTATAATCTCCTTATTTGTTTACCCAGATTGGGAAAAATGCGTTTGGCAAAGCTGTTGCACCTTTGTTTACCCAAACTTTCTTTTTGGTAGCGTTGCGTTTTGTTTCAAAATTAATTCTGGCTTGCTGAACCGCTGACATTGCATCAGCAAACGTTACTTTCTTGTCGTCAACAAAATACAAGTAATCAGCAGAATAGTCACCAACGTCAATTGATTGCATTTCAGACTCAAACGAAACCCAGTCATTAGAACGGAAAGACAAAGTAGTGTCGTTTTCTGGGTGATAAATTTTAAATTTCATTTTGTTTCTCCTTTTGTTTTTTGCTTGCTATGTACAAATATTAAACTTTTGTACAACATAAATACATAGGTGTTTACCCCTATTGCTAAAATTTTGTTATTGTATTTTTTATTAAATTTAATGCTTCTTGTTTGTCGTTAAGAATTTGTTTAACGTTTGATTGTTGTATGGTTAATAACGATTGATACTGTTCAGTTGTTAAAGAGTTAATTTTTTCTAACAATTCGTTTCCATTGTTGACAATTTGAAAATCATCAATTTTGTAATTACTTGTTGTTATTGATAAACCACACCTAAAATCGTAAAAAAGTAAAGTGTTATTCATTACGCACTCATAAAAACGATTTGCCATAAAAGCATAATTATTGTGCGTATGTTCATCTTCAAAATAAATACTATATTTGTAATCCTTGAGCCTTAATCCAATTGGTTCAAACATATCTGGTTCTTTGTCAAACCATAGCAATTTTTCTATAAATTTTGCATTTATATTTTGTAACTTGTACTTTAAATGATTTTTTTTAGATGAGCTTATGTAGTAATTTACATTGTTGTAATCAAGCATATCTTTAATTCTATGCTTTCTAAACGTTCCGTAATAAATAATATCGTTTGTTTTGCTTGATGTGTCTTTCGTTGTATTAAATAAGTTTTCATCAAAAATGAGTGTGTTCAAATTAACTGTATGCCATTCATCAATCCAGTCATTAAGTTTTTTTTGATTTATATTTTTATTAAGTATCCAGCTTCTATAGCCAGAACGTGGGTTGTTACAAATCATATGAAAAGAAGAATTGTATTTCAACACCCATTTTCTTAATAAAATATTATCTTCTAAATCATGGTCATTTACTAACCAAAACATTTTTGCTTTGTTATTAGCATCAAGAATTTCAAGGTACGCATTATATTTCATATATGGCGAGCTGTATGCACAAATAATTACATCGTATTCATTGTTAATAACATCTTTAATTTGGGATTGGTGACTAATTATGTCGGCTCCGATGTAGTCAGCAATAATTTTAGAGTTTTTAACGTGCACAATTGAAGACGGAGCAGCGTTATTTATAATTTTTTCGCAAGATTCAATAAGTAATATTTTCATGTAAATTTCTTCTTTTAAAACGTTTTAACTATATAAGTTTGTGATTTATGGTTAAAACTCAAACTCTTTTAGTTGATAACGACCATTAGTACCTTTCCACCAGCCGTGGACAATGACACGCCACCCTGACCGTAGCATCTCAGGCAACGCTTCACTTGCTTCAATCTTCTTAATGCGAGCAGACATATTGCTTTTGCTAGTGACCTGAACAGCAAGTGTTTCATTGTTACCAATTGCAAGTATGTCAATGCACCCAAACAAATCATGCTTACGCTTGGTGAAGTAGTTGTAATGCTCAACGTTAGCTGTTTGGTAGCCTAGTTTGCGTAGGTGTGCGACTGTTCTTTGGCTAGGTGTCATTTCTTAAGCATCGCTGTTAGCATAAAGTTAATCTGTGCCGACACACTCCTACACTCTTTGTCAGCCAATTGTTTAATCATTGCTCGCATCTCTGGTGTCATGCGAATATTTACGAATACGGTTTTCATGCTTCCTCCTGATAATTGTGGTCATTGGTTACGTCTGTTACAAATACATCGTCAGGCTCATGGGTGTCGATTACATCCCAGTCGGTTGACTTCATTGCGTTGTCAAAGGCATCGTCTTCATCCCATCCTGTGACCATAATCTCAACGGTCTGTACTCTAGTTGCACGTACTATGTAGCGATTCATAATTCCACCTCGCTCTCTGCAAACGCTATTGCTGTACCTAAGCCATCAAACCTACCCTCTTCATAGTCTGTGGTTTGGTCTTGACGTGAACGCAATACCTTAAGGTTGGTGACAATACGCTGATTTTCTAGTTTGTGACCTGCGTTCCAACCTGTTCTAAAGATGCGATATTCAGGGCCTGTGGTGGTCAAGTTGAATTCACCGTAGATTTCTAGGAACTTGCGTTCTATCTCGTTCATTGTGATGCCCCTGTAAGGATTTTGTTGATAACTATTTGTTGTTCTGGTGTTGCAAAACACATTGCCATTGGGTGTTTACTTATATATGAAAGCAATTTTGCAATTGTCTTTGCCGATGGGTTTTCTTGGTAATCTGTTATTAGTTTTTCCATTTTGTTTCTCCTTGGTGGGGGACTAGCCCCCGTTTGTGTTTATTTTTTTGAATCTACTTTTACATTTAAAGAAAATTGCTTGCTTGCTACGCACTTAACGCATCTGAAGTGTTCTGGCTCTTGTTTAAAATCTGCCCAACTAGCAGAAAATGGAGTTCTCAGAATGTTGCGTCCGCAAGCTGTTTTTGCTGACATTCCTAAACCGCTTTTGTCTAAATGTGTAACTCTCATTTTGTTTCTCCTTGTTGGT